TCCTAAGGGTGATAAAAACGGGCGAAAAATATCAGCTATGAATGGCTTCATTGATAAATTGGGTCTGAGAAATATATTAGATGAAGTAGAAATCCATACAACATCAGATAATCTTGAAGATATCTATATGGAACTTGACGAACGGAGTGAGACAGAAATCGATTGTAAAGCAGTTAAGGAAAAATTAGAGAAGACCATCCGGGACTATATGAACGGATTTGTTTTACCGGATAAACCTACAGTTTATGATTTTTTAGTTATGAGCTTAACAAGGAAAGATTTAATTGCTACTTTTAATTGGGATCCGTTTTTAGTACAGGCTATAGGGAGGGCACAGAAATTCACGAGCAATATTCCGCAAGTAGCTTTTCTGCACGGGAATGTGGCGGTTGGTTATTGTCCTGATGATAATATTATGGGAAATGTTGGAATGGTGTGTAGATGTGGCAAGAGGCTAAAACCTACAAGTCTATTATTTCCTATCAAAAATAAGGATTATTCAAGCGATATTGCAATATCCAAATCATGGAAAACGCTAAATAATGCTCTTGAACAAGCATATATGGTTACTATTTTTGGATATAGTGCACCATCGAGTGATGCTGAAGCAGTATCCATGCTAAAGCAGGCATGGGGATCGGTTGATGAGAGAAAAATGGAGGAAATAGAGTTAATAGATATCCGTGATGAGGAAACTGTGATCGCATCATGGAATCAATTTATACATACGCATCATTATTCTTATCATACAAGTTATTTTGATACTACTTTAGCGCGATGCCCGAGAAGAAGCTGCGAGGCTACTTTTGATAGGTTAATGAATTGCATTTGGTTGGATGGAAGTAAAGGCTTTAAAGAAGGTATGGATTTTTATGATATAGGTCAGTTGACATCAGGATTAATCAAAGAGGAGAACAAATACAAAGGTGAGAAAAGAGTCTTATCTAATCCGTATTGTTAGTTTTGCAAAATATGCAACACAAAAGAGAGCAAGCCACCCTATAGGTAAATTCAAAGGGCAGCTTGCTCTTATTCTGTAATATCGACGCTTATGCCGGACTTGAATTCGACGGTGAACTTCTCGGCATAGACGGTGATCTTCTGGATAAGTTTCCGGACGTCTGCCTCGTCAAATTCGCGGATGTCGTTTTTCTGCCCGGCGATGAAGTCCTGCAGCTCCTTGATCCGGTTCATGGTTTCAGTGCGCCGGTGGTCATCGACCTCGGAGTCCTTTTTCATTTGCTGGAGCCTGAAGATCTCGTCGGTCAGGGCATCGTAGTTTTTCTGATCGCCGACGGCTTTGACGAGCTCTTTTTGCAGTTCCTCCATCCGAGCCTGAATTCCGTCCGGCGAGAGGGTGTCGGTCGTGACAACGGCTCTGGCTATGTTCTCCTGCAGCTGGCTTTGAAAAGCCTTCCTGTTGCTCAGAATCTGGTTCAGCGCCTTGACGGTCACTTCTTCAAGTAGCGGTTCTCCTACGGTGCGGTTGTGGCAGGGTACATCGGTGGAGGTCGTTTCCAACCGGCTGATGCAGCGCCAGACGATGGATTTGCAGCCGTGGTTGTTCCAGTGAACGCGGCGGTAAAGCTCTCCGCATTCGCCGCAGACCACGATCTGGGCAAAGCAGTGATTGCAGGAGTAGGTGCGTTTCCTGCCTGACGGACTCTTGTGAACTACCCTGCGGCGGACAAGTTCTTCCTGCACCTGCATGAAGATTTCTTTCGGAATGATGGCAGGGTGGTCGTCCTCGACGTAGTACTGAGGAACCGTGCCGTTGTTCTTGATGCGTTTCTTGGTAAGAAAATCCGTGGTGTAGGTTTTCTGCAGAAGGGCATCACCCATGTATTTCTCATTCCGGAGAATCTTGTTGATGGTACTGGTGTGCCATTTTGATTTTCCGGCTCCGGTAAGAATCCCGTCCGCCTCAAGCCCGGCAGCAATCTTGTCCATGCTGGAACCCTCAAGGTATTCACGGTAGATGCGCTTTACGACTTCTGCCTGCTCCGGATCAATGACGAGCTTTCCATCCTCGCCTTTTGTGTATCCGAGGAAGCGGTTATGGTTGACGGTGACCTTTCCCTGCTGGTAGCGATACTGCAGGCCAAGCTTCACGTTCTGGCTAAGCGACTGGCTTTCCTGCTGTGCTAAGGAGGCCATAATCGTGATCAGTACTTCGCCCTTGGCATCCATCGTGTTGATTGACTCCTTTTCGAAGTAAACCGGGATGTTCTTGTCCTTGAGCTGCCGGATGTATTGCAGGCAGTCAAGGGTATTGCGAGCGAACCGGCTGATAGATTTTGTGATGATCATGTCGATGTTTCCGGCCATGCACTCGTCGATCATACGGTTGAATTCCATACGCTTCTTTGTGTTGGTACCGGAGATGCCGTCATCGGCGAAGATTCCTGCCAGCTCCCATTCCGGATTTTTCTGAATGTATTCTGTGTAGTGGGTGACCTGTGCGTCATAGCTTGTTTCCTGTTCATCAGAATCCGTGCTGACTCGGCAGTAGGCCGCAACGCGGAGCTTAGGCGCATTGTCCTTGCTGACGCTGTTTCCGACCTTAGGTTTAGCCGGGATAAAGGTTACGTTTGCCATCTTATATCACCGACCTTTCAATCAGGCTGTAAAGGTACTCGGCCTGAAGCGCAGGATCGTCACAGTTCTTTTCAGGCTTTTCAAAATGAAAATGTGTAGGTGCTGCCTGAGCAGGTTTATCTTTCTTTCTGTTAAGCCTTCCGAGTGCTTCTGCCCGACGCTGCTTTTCGGCCTCTGCTTTGTCGAATGTATCTTTGTCTATGATTGCCGGGTAAAAGTCATCACCGAGATAGTGGCGATTTGCCATCATTCGCTTGGCTCCGCAATGCTTGACTTCGATACCTGCTTCATTCGCAGCGCTCTGGAAAGAAGCACCAGCAAGATAAGCCTCATAGAGTTTTTTTATCTTCGCAGCTGCTTCTTCGTCAATGACTGCTTTCCCGTTTTCAATTCTGTAACCGTAAGGTGTGTGTCCCATTGTCATATCCTTTCCGTCAGGGCAAGTCCGCATTTGAGTTCAAAGACAAACTCGGTGCGGCTTTTTACAATTATGCGCCTGACATGTTTTTCAAAAAGCTCTCCATCATAGGTTTCCAGCATCTCACCTTTTTCTGCAAAATGCAGAAGATCGGTAGCCGCCGTTACCTTGGAGACGTCCGAGGAGACACTGTTATTCAGTGCCTCAATTTCTCTTCGGTAGTCATCTGCTTGGGAGAGGAGCTTGTTGGTTTCTGTGTTAAAAAGAATCTTGTCTATAAAACCCTGTGCCGCCAGTTTCTGTAGATTTTCCCGCTGCTCTGTGTTCTTGGCAAGCTGGGTCGTCAGTTCCTGTACCCGGTGAAAAGAATCGTCTGTTGAGCCATTTCTTATGCCTTCGACGTAGGGCTTAAGAATGACTTTGCCGGAAAAGATCAGCTTATTCATCATGATAGTGAATGCCAGCTTCAGGTCATCGTCCCGAATGAACATCATCGGGCAGGCTTCCTTATCAGCAAGGTGGGTATTACAGCACCACGCGACGTAGCTCGTTCCTGCTGTGTAATGAATCCGGCGTTTGAAAGTGCTGCCACATTCTCCGCAGATGATTTTTCCTGAAAAAGCATAGCGTTGCTGATATTTCTTACTGTCTGATGAGATATTCTTTTCTTTTGCGTGCTGTTCAAGTATTCTCCCTGCGGCCTCGAAGTCTTCATGGCTGATGATGGCTTCGTGATGATTTCTGACAAGGTACATATTCTTTTCTCCATGATTATGGTGGCGGTTAAAGAATGAATCGGTATAGGTCTTCTGGAAAAGGCAGTCGCCCGTGTATTTCTCGTTTCTGAGAATACCCTTAACTGTGGTGGCGTTCCAGTGTCCGCCTTTCTTAGTAGGCACCTGATCTTCATTCAGTCTCCGCGCGATAGCACTAGTACCTTGTCCAGAGAGGGCATAGGTAAAAATCTGTTTTATGGTTTTTGCTTGTTTTGGGTTTATCACCATCTGATCACCATTCCAGTCATATCCGTAGGGCGGGTAGCTGATTTTGAAAGTTCCTATTTCAAACCGGTTCTGGATTGACCATTTGCTGTTTTCTGAAATGGAAAGGGATTCGTCAGCAGCCATGCTGGACAGGATAGACAGGAAAAGCTCGCTTTCCATCGAACCTGTGTTGATGTTCTCTTTTTCAAAACAAACAGGAATATTCAGGGTGAGGAGTTTTCGTACCAGTTCAAGGCAGTCTGCAGTGTTACGAGAAAAACGGCTGATCGACTTTGAAACGATAAAATCAATCTTTCCGGCTTTGCAGTCTGCAAGCATATGCTTAAGCTCCGGACGTTTTTCCTTTTTTGTGCCAGTAATGCCTTCATCGTAATAGACGCCAGCGTACTCCCAATCGCTGCGTGAATTGATGTAATTTTCATAGTGATTAATTTGAGCCTCAAGGCTTTCGGCCTGTGCGTCAGAGCCTGTGCTGACGCGGCAGTAGGCAGCTACGCGGAGTTTTTTCCCGGCGGCCTGCGGGCTTTTATTTTCTTCTATTTTCGTGACTTTCTTCAAAGCCTCATTCCTCCTTTCGCATGTCTATACATCACTCTAAAGCGTCTACACATCAAGCATTTTTCGGGTATATTTCCGCGAACAGAGGAGAGAAAGTTTCAAGATTAATGTCCGATAATTTGTTGAATTCAGCAACGGATATGAGCCCGGAATCAAGCATCGTTTTCGCGATGGCCTGAGCTCTTTTGTAGTCAAGGTCTCCCTGAATGCGCTCCTGTGTGAAATATCCAGATGGAACACTTGTATTATTGTCTGTCATAACTTATCCACCTCCAATTTCCCACTGGAGATGAACAGGTGATTTGAGCGGAAGAAAATAAAAAAAACCTGCGGGTATTCCAAAAAGGAACACTCGCAGGCGAGAAACTGGATGATGGTTATTTCACTCTGATCTTCCAGCCGACCAGAATCAGATTGACATTTTGAATCAGTGAGCTGTTCATGGACTGGATAGCAGAAACAGTTGTACCGTACTGGCGGGCGATGGCAGAGAGCGTATCGCCTGATTTCACGGTATAATAAACAGGCTGAGGTTTATTATGGACGCCGCATAGCTCGTTCACCTCGGACTGCACGGAATCATAATCATAACCGGCAGCAGTGAGGCGGTTCTTCCGATCTTCGCCGTTGCCCCAGTTCCCGGCGAGCACTTCCTGCGCCAGCTCATCAACGGTTTTCGAAGCGACGGGAGTAGGAGTATCGTCAGCTGATTTTGAGTATCCGTTAAACCCGCCGTCAATGATGACTGACGGAAGTCCTGATAAGACCAGTCCATATCCACACGGCCATTGATGCCGGGAACGGAGCCATTGGAGCTGTGCTGCCAGATTCCGCAGGAGTCTTCATAGCTGCAGGCATCGGCCCACTGGGCGCACCAGTAGCAGTAACGCTTGCGGACAGCGTCCGTCACAACAGATCCCGCGAAGGATGCAGAGGTATAAAATCCGGCAAAATATCCGGCAGCCTCCAGTCTGTCGCAGAAAGACTTAATCAGGCCGGAGCAGAAATCAGTCCCGACTTCAATCTGCTTCTTTTCCTCCATGTCGAGGAAAACAGGATAGTCAAACTGCTTCCCGGCAAGTGTAGACAGGAACATTTCAGCTTCCTGTACGGCTTCAGAGAAGCTGTCTGCATAGCTGTACCAGTAAGCGCCGACGTGAAGTTCGGCAGCTTTTGCCTTCCTGTAGTTTTCTTCAAAGTACTTGTCTTTTGAGTTTGTACCGTAGCCTGCGCGGATGATCACGAAATCCACTCCGCTGTTCCTGACAGCATTAAAATCAATCGCGCCCTGCCATACCGATACGTCAATTCCTTTTATAGCCATGTTATTTTGCCTCCTTATCCGTGTCTTTTTCATCACGGTTATGCAGCTGCTCCAGTACTTCCTTCAGCTTTCCCGGAATCGGAAGTCCAAGGTGGGCAGCATTTTCAATCAGGGACAGGCCTTCATTCGAGATGTAGAAGAAGATGACTGCCGTCCGCAAGACACCAACCTGTCCGAGTACATTGATGTCGATGACGTTTGCGATGCCGACCAGAATGAAGATCAGCACCTTGCGGCAGATGCCGCGAAAGCCGACCGCCGAGGAGAGCTTTTTGTCGCTGATCGCACCCATGACGCCGGTGATGTAGTCGCAGACGACAAAGATGAGCAGCGCGTAGAGCAGGCCGTCGCAGCCGCCAAGAAAGTAGCCAAGCCAGCCTCCGACAGCTGCAAAAATAAGTTGTAACGAGTTCCAGAATTCTTTCATGTGATACCTCCTTAAATTTGTGCATAAAAAAGGCAGCCTTCCGATACGAGAAAGCCGCCAGGTTAATTGAGCTTGTTAAATCAAGATTCCGTTTCTGTTAGGGTATAAGTTATCTTCATTGTCTTATCCGCCGTTTTTATAACAGGGGTGGACAGGTTGTTGATCGTAGCCAGGTATGGAGTAAAGAGATACAGATCTTTTGAAAAATAGAAGAAATTGTGGAATTGATAGTATTCTTGATAGGCAAAGGTTTTGTATCGGGACATATGTTTCTTTCCCCAGCGGTTTCGATATTCTTCGGCTTGATACCCGACATAAAGTTTTGGCTCCCCATTTAGAAAATACCAGCCGTTTATTACCACATCATCATCAATGGAAAAAGTGTATTGATACGAGTTGTTATATGCGATATTTGTTACGACTTCGAGATTTGCTACGCTTGTTGTATCAAGCCTATAAAGGGTAGTCCCGATAGCAAACATCAACCACTTGCCACTCATGCCAATGTTATAGATGCTGCTGGTTTCGGTGGGCATTACTATTTTCTGTGACGTACACGTGTTGCCGGAAATTCTGTCCATAAACCATTCATAACTTGTGTGATTATAGTAATCAGTTGAGCCAGATGTGTAACTGTAGGTTTGTGTTTCTTTTCTTGATAGACCATACCAGTTTCCGTCTGCTGCATGAAACAAATAACAGAAAACATCACTGCTGTTATACATAGGCTCGTTCGTGTTATCTTTACTGCCTCCAATAAAATGATTCCAGTAAGGATAATGATTCAGCTCAACGATCGTTTCTTCTTTGGCTTCCGTTGCCAAAAGACCATAAGTTCTCTGCATGAGCCTTGCGTGGATATAATCTTCAGGGACTTTTCGCAGTGTTACGGAAGTAGAATTGTAGATTGCAATGCATTCAAGCCTGTAACCGTCACTGATGTATGGACGCTGATTGTCCTGATAGCTATTCTTGTCGGCGTCTTCATCAGGAATACTGCTTTTCACCGTATCGCTTTTAATTCTGACGAAATAATCATTATCAGTTTTGACACCTCTCCCAGCAAGAACATTTGTTAGGCATATGGCTGATATGGTTCCATTACCCTGGGATGTTGCAAAGTCCCAAACATATTTAAAGCCGCCATCCACAGCCTTACTCTCGGTCAGGTTTCTGCTGCCACGCAGTGTATCAGTCGTATCATTAGCATCGTCAGAGGCATATCCAATTAACGGATTATCAAGCGGGGCATAAATATTTGATGGAGCTTCTTCCAGCTCATTCTGGTAGAGCAGGACTCCGCCCGTAAGATTTTTGTAAATTGGTAACAGCCACGCCTCTCCACCAGAATTGTTGAAATATGGATTATTGAACATTGCACCTTGTATATTGGTGTTCAAGATATCTGCAACAGCTTCTGTTACGAGGTTTTCATC